TATCTAATAAAATTAGTAGGTAGTGTCTTCCCTTTGGTGTTATTAATGTTTGTATTCCTACAAGTGTACCTAGTGGATCAATCCATTCTTTTACTTCAAAATATCCCTTGTTCTTATCTGCATAAGGTAAGAGTTTCTTTTTCTTATCTCTGTAAATTAATCCCTTATCCATTAGAAAACTTATAAATTGATTTTGTGGTATTCCTAACTCTTTGGCAGTATTTCTAAAGTTTGTAAGTAGGTTATAATCTACTAATTTGTCATAATAATCTGCCTTTGGTCTTAATTCTTCAATTTCTTCTTCTCTTTCAGCAATAATTCTATTGGCTACAAGAATTGCATCTGCAAGTAGATCTTCATTAGTTTTCTTTTCTTGCCCTACTATATATCCTCCGTTTTTTCTAATACTTGGTAAGACTTCTCTAGTTACCCAAGCTTTGAATATTTTTGCTTGTGGTAGTTTTGATGAGAGGATAAGTGAATACAATCCTGATTCGTTAATTATTGAAATATTCTGTATTCCTCCAGGGGTGTTCCATTTCGTTACACCCTTATCTTCTTCGTCTACATGGTCATAAATAGCTTTTCTGGGATTGACATATCCTAGCATAGTTGCTACTTCATTTGCTATAAAGAAAAACTCACCATCTTTTTCAATAACAGTGAGTTTCCCAAAATTCTTATTTTCAAATGTTTTTAGATTACTTATCATAAGCTTTGCTCCTTATGTTTATTTTTAACTTTATCTTTACTAATGGTGTCTTTAGCCATATCTTTAAACTTATTTATAGTCTTCGTTATTGAATCTTTTCTATCGGCCTTTCTTTCAGATTCCTTAACTGCTTTTTTAAAGGCATGTTCCATTACTTTTATATCCTTAGATTGAAAAAACACAGAGTGGTTACCAGTTTCCTTATCTTTCATAACAGAAAACTTCACTCCGTGTTTGTTTAAAATTTTCTTTAGTTCTTTTAACTCAGGATCTTTTAGATTAATTTCTTCTAACTGTCCCTTTTTAACCATATCTTTTAGTTTTACTTCTTCTCCATTATTTTTTATTACATTTTTCAAGCCTCCTTGATCTTCTATTTGCTTGTGAACTTTCTTTAAGGCATCAAGAATTGCTTTACTTGTTGCTTTTGCAAGCCTTACTTCAAGGTTAAGACTCGACCTAGATACTTCTTCATTAATCATCTATTCCACCTCCATATAAAAGTAACTCTTTGTATTTTCTTAACTTCTCTTGATGGATTTTTCTTCTAAAATCTTCTCCCGTAACTTTAACTGGTATTGTCATTTCAAGTATTCTTGAATATATCCTCTGATACTCAAGTTCAATATTAGGATTTTGAATAATTTCCAATGATAAGTTTGTAGTAAAAATTGTCGGCCTACCTTTTAAGTATCTTGAGTTTATAATGTTATATACTTGTTCTCTTGCATAAGATGTATCCCTTTCAATTCCAAGATCATCTAAAATTAACAACGGAATGTTTGATAGGTTATCTATAATTTCATTTGAATCTAGCTTAAATGCTGATTTTTGTATTTGATTTATAACCTGAGATAAATTCATAATCTTAACTTTAACTTGTTCTCTTTCAATTAATTCATTTGCAATAGAACAAGCAAGATAAGTCTTTCCACTGCTAACATCTCCATGAAATAAAAGTCCAACATTGTCTTCCTTCATTTGTTCAAAACTTTTAGCATAATTGTAAGCAACCTTGTAAGCTTGACCTTTTTCATTTAAGAATCTCTCAAAATTATATTGGTGTTGGAGTGGCGATGAGAAACAATCTCTTTTTAGCGATGATATTTTCATTAGTCTTTCTCTTTCTTCATTTTCCTTATCTCTTTTTATTTCACATTCACATTTAATTCTGGGAATAAACTTTGTAAAGCCAAGGTCAAGTAATTCTCCATCGACTCTTTTATCACATACCTTACAATAAATATGTCCATTTCTTTCAATATCATTTTCTCTTAATACAAAATCTTTTAAGTTCTTCATAAACTCTCTCCTATATCGTAATTCATTTTCCTTGTTGTATTATCATTAATGTTTTTTGCCTGATCATTAAGATACCAATTGATTATCGTTGCCTTGTAATCTTGATACACTCTGTTATTTGCTTTCATATATGACGACAACCTATCAATGTAGTCACTAATTCTACTTCCTAACTCATTTGTTAAGTCCTTGTATTCTTCATCAGTCAAAAATATGTTTTTATATATTCCATAAGGCTTTTGTCCCTTACTAAAATCATTCTTTCTTAACTCATTATTACTAATATTGTTATAGTTACCTTCCGATTTTCGGAAATCTTGAAGTCTGTTATTAGGAGTTCTTGAATTCCGATTATCGGAAGTCTGGACTTCTGCTTTTCGGAAATCTGGATTTCTATTATTTGAATCGGAGAAAACACTCATAAAATCTTTAACATATATCCTATTTGGTTTTCCAAGTCCTTGTCTTTTCTTTTCTATCAATCCAATTCCTGATTTTATATCAAGCTCATTTATAATCTTTAAGGCTTTATCATTAGCACAGTTAAATTGCTCTTTAATAGCATCCATTGTGTAGTAAATAAAAACTTTTCCATCTTCATCTATCCAGCCATTTTTATATGAAAGACCCATTCGATTAAGCATATATGAATACAAAACTTTAGCTTCAATAGAAATGCTCTCAAAAATCTCATCTTCCATTAATACCATAGGTAACCTAATGAAGTTATACATCTCAGATTGCCTATTATAAAAATAATCAAAATTCATTCCTACCTCCTTTCTGTGAAATAAAAAAAACGACAGAATTATTACTTTCTATCGTCTGAGATTTACATATTAAATTTTCATCACAAAATAAGACTCTTTAAAGAATCCTTAGTATTATTGGTATGCTATTTACAATACCCATTGTTAAAATGGATACTCTAAGCAGCACACCAACTATTTATTTTTTGAGTTTTAAACTTTGGTAGAAGTCTTGAACTCCTTATATTTACATAACTATTTGCCTCTATCACTATTATGACACGAAACCCAGTTGCTTGATCTAATGCTTCCTTAGCTTGTAAAGCGTTGGTTGTGGTGTAAATGTTAGGGTCAATTTGATCTAAACCAGAAGCATTTTGAGTGACTGTTCCTAACTCAACATTACTTTCTTCAACCCCTGACGTGCTTACGCCAACATGTTTGTTAACTTCATCGTCCACGTTGTTAATGGTTTGTTCCAATTGGCTCAATGGGCCAAGGTTTTCATTAACACCATTAGTGCCAAAGAATAATTCAGCAACCTTATCATCAGGGATTAGATCCAATTCTTCCGCTAAAGCTCTTGAGTTAATGGTCGCTTCGGTAACCCCATATTCATTAACGGTAACTTTTCCGTCTTTGTCTTCAAGGTTAGTACCTGTCCATTCTTCAATTAACTTCATGAATTGATACTTAGCGTCAGGAGCATTGGTATTAATGTTAGCGACCTTGTCCATGAACTCTTCGTTGTCCCACAAGTCATGTAGTCCAATGAGTTCAATAACCGTTTCATCAGCGTTAGTTTGTGCAAGGAACATTTGAACTTCAGGATCTAATTTATCCCAAGTCCCTTTAGCTTCTAAAGCCTCTTGGATCTTCAAGCCAGCATTGGTTTGGGTTAACATCATTTGAGTTGGGAAATCCAATCGATCCCAAACACCAGCGGCTTTTAGAGCTTCTTCGATTTCTTCGGGAGCGTTTGAGTTAACGATCGCTTCCTTATCTTCTTCAAACAAGCCTTCCCAAACACCTTCTGCTTTTAGCCAACCTTTTACTGCTTCACCAGTATTATCGGTCATCAAAGCTTCACGCTCTTCAAAGTTGAGTTCGTACCATTTGTTTTCGGCCATGACAATGTCAGCGATAAACTCGGCTTGGTTGCTACTTAATTCAGCGTTCTTGATAACAAAATGTAAGTCGTTCCAACCTTCTTCAGTTCGAATGAACTCACTCAGCTTCTCCTTAGCATTACTGTCAAGTTCAGCGATTTTGTGGTCAAACAACATGTTGTTCCATGTATCATTGGCTTTAATCATTTCATCGGTCATTTCTTCAGTAGACGTAATGAAAGTCTGATTCCCATCAATCGCTTGTTGACGTTTCTTATCAACATAATCGTGAACATCACCAAGGGTTACACCGTATTCACCCCAAGCAAACTCAAGCATATCTGTGATTTCTTTTTCACTTTTACCCGCAGCTTCCATTGCTTCAACATATTGAGCGGCGTCTGCAACTGCACGAGCGTGATAATGACGTCTTAGGTTTTCTCTTTCACGCTGAAAATCTTCTTCGGCCATTTTAGTATCTCTAGCATATTGACCTAAATTTTTAAGATCTTCGTTGTAACTTCTACGCATAACCTTTTGACGTTCTAAAGCTTGTTCTGAAACATGCTTCAATTGTTTTTTACTCATATCTTGGAAATCAAGGTTAAACGCTTTGATCATGTTTGCCTTTTCTTCTTGAGTGGCTTGAGTATTAGCCACTTCAATTTTATACATTTCAGAAGTCATCTCATCGATATAAGCTAACTCACTGGAAGACAGTTCTCGGCGATCATCAGCGGCGTTTTGATAGATTCTTTGAATGTCGCCATTATAACTTTCAACTAATGACTTTTGCTTTTCTAAACCATCAGTATAGATTTGGTTTGAATGCTTTAAAGAATTTTGAACGATTGGAGGTAATTTGTTGAAAGTCTCATTAGTTTTATCAATGCTGCCTTGGACACTTTCACTGATACTGTTAGCTAAATCGTCATAAGCTTCTTTAGCTTGTTGCGCCCCTTTTTCAGCATTCTCAGCCATGGTGGCATGGGCTTGGGAAACATTGTGTTCGACTTCATCAAATTTAGTCATGACTTCATCGCCAGCTTCACCAACATCATAACCCCAGCGTTTTGTTCGCTCTGCGGCGTTATAGGCTTCTTCACCCCACAGCTTCCAAGCGCCATATCCTAAGGCTAATGCACCAATAGCGATACCGATCTGTGGAGCTAGTGCGCCAATCTTCGTGCCTAATGTCCCCATTAATCCAGCACCAGTCTTGGCAGCCCCTCCAGCAGCGACCACTTCGTCACCATATTTACCAACAGCTTCTGCGCCTAGCTTAAATGCTTCGTTACCTAATTCAGCCTTAGCTTGTGCGCCACCGAGTTTTCTCGTGAACCAACCAACAGCCTGACTAGCGCCACCGAGAACAGTGGTGATTGAACCCAGTGTCCCTAACACAGGGCCAGCGGCTGCGGCGATACCTACCCACTTAAGGATATTTTGTTGCTGTTCATCTGACAGTTCGCTAAAGCTTCTAGCGAGGTCAGCAACCTTTTCAGCGACTTCGGTAATGATTGGGGCTAGGGCTTCGGTAATTTCAATACCAGCCGTTTCTAAAGCACCCATCATTTCTTCAATAGATCCTGCTAAGTTGTCATTCATGGTATCAGCCATGTCTTCAGCAGCGCCCGTTGAGTTTTGAAGTTCGCCTGTTAAGTTAACAAGTCGTCCTGAACCTTCTTTTAGTAAGGTATTCATTGCACGAGAACCTTGTTGTCCAAAGATGGTTTGCAGGTAAGCTTGTTTTTGAGCGTCTGTCATGCCGTGCAAAGCACCATTCAACTCATCAATGATTTGAGGAATTGGTTTTAATTCCCCTCGTGCGTCCGTAAAGCTGATTCCCAATTCGTCCATGGCTTTTGCGGCTGGGCCAGTGACATTAGTCATGGAAGTCAGCATACGGTTAAATGACGTCCCAGCGGTTGATCCTTTCAAACCATTGTCTGATAGAATACCAATCGCTGCCGCTACTTCTTCAATAGACATACCGAGGTTACTTGCTGTTGGAGCGACATACTTGAAACCCTCGGCCATATCTTTTACTTCGGCGTTTGTGCTGACCGCTGCTTGAGCGAACACATCAGCAACATGAGTGGCATTCTCAGCTTCGATCCCAAAGCCGTTCATCGCAACCGCCATGGATTCAGCGGCTAAGGCGACATCTTTTCCTGATACCGCTGCTAAGTCGAGGACACCAGGCATGGCGGAAATCACTTCGTTAGCGTCAAACCCAGCTTGTCCAAACAGTTCCATCGCTTGAGCAGATTCAGTCGCACTAAAGACGGTATCTGCCCCTAACTGTTTAGCGGTTTGGGTCAGGCGTTTCATGTCCGATCCACTGGCTTGGGTTACAGCACCCACTCGAGACATTTGTTGTTCAAAGTTGATCCCTGTTTCAACCGCTCGTTTACCTAAAGCGACAATAGGCGTGGTCACTCCAGCCGTTAAGGCAGCACCCCAACCCATCATCTTATGACCAGCGGTTTGAAGCCCTGACCCTAGCTTGTCGAAACGTTTTGAGGTTTCAGCTAAGCGTCCACCAGCTTTGATATAAGCTTGCTGTTGCTTTTCCATCTCACGAGTTAGACCAGCGATTTCAGCTTCGGCTTTAGAAGAAGCCACAGAAATATCAGCATATTCTTTTTCAAGTTTGTCTGTTTCCTTGGAAGTTTGAGCTAAAGCCTTCTCTTGTTCTTTTAACTCCGCTGAAGCTTCATCAAGCGCCTGCTTCGTTTTCTTAACTGTTGGCTCAAGCTCTTTACATTGGGCATTATACTTACGCCATTCTTCTTTACTTTCTTCTACCTCGTCAGCTTCTTTTCCTAACTCTTGTCTTAACTTTTGAGTGTTATTATGAGCTTTCGATTTCTTGGCAGAAACTTCATCGTATTCTTTTTTAATCTCGGCGTATTCTTTACCAAGTTTATCGACCACTTGGCTTTGCTTTCGAACAGAGCTGGTTAACTTTTCAACATTGGTATTGTTACCCTTAATTGTTGTGTTAATGTCTGCTTGGCGTTGCTTTAATCGTTCAAGCTGACGAGTATAGTTCTTGACTTGGTTACTCATGGCCTTCATGTTTGCTGTGAAACGATCAGTCGTGCTGCTTCCAGTGTGCAGCATATTACGAGCTTGTTTAATTTCGTTAGCAAAAATCTTGGTATCACGAGACGCTTGTTTCATGGCGGAAACATATTCCTGTGTCCCTTCAGCCGTGATACGAACACCAATACGTTTTAATTCCGACAATATTTATCCCCCTTTCTTTAAGTAATAAAAAAAGAGGTAGACTATAAAAAGTCTACCCCTCTCACTTCGCCATAATCTTTCGTGTTATTATCTTCAGCTTGTTGGTTGCCTTCGACATTACCGTTAGTATATTTTAGGCGAGCGTTGATCAGGCTAGCGATACTGATTAAATCGTTATCGAATAAGAATTCATCTTGCGACATACTAAAGTGTTCTTTGCAATAAGCATATAAGAAGTCCCAATCTACTTCTCGATCTCCGTTTCTCGGTTCGCTTGCTGTGCCATCTCTAGATACTCCGCCCTTGATGGATAGGCAGCTTTGATAAAATTTGTGTAAAACTCATTCGTCATTTCAGGCGTGGTGTTTTCAGCCACTTCTTCCACGGTAACGTCCAGCCCATTGGCGATTAGAATAGCGGTCGTAATTTCCAGGACCGCCATGTCTTCGCTGTCGTCCAGTTTGCGGTTAAATTCTGATTGTGTCATACCGAACTTATCTTGCAACACTAACCAAAGATAGTTATTGGCTGTGTATTCTCTTTCCTCGCCAGTAAGATCTGACTTGAAAGTATCTAACTTATTCTTAAAAACATTACTCATTAATCAGTCCGCTCCTTTCAATTAAACAGTTGGTACGGATCCACCAGTGGTGGCTTCCGCTAAGCTTTCAGCGTTGTAGAACCCTTGATCTAATAATTTTTCACGATCGTATTCAGATCCTTCTGCTGATAGGTCAGCTTTCAAGTAAACGTTCTCTGCGCCACGTAAAGCCAGTGCATAAGCAGAAATACTGAAAGCGGTAATTTGCGCTTCTTTGGTTTCAGTTTCAGTGGAAGGGTTTAATCCCACAGGCTCTAACTTGCATTTAGGGAAGTTAACAATCACTTCATTACCGTTTTCGTCAGTCATTGGGAAAGCGAAACGGAAGAACTTAGTGATAGGCTTGGTATTAAATGCGTATACCCCTTCACCTAATTTTTCAGCACCTGTCGCTTCTTCAGCAAACCCTTCTGGTAAGTAGGCTGCGTTCAAAGTCATGGTTGCGTTAGTCATTTTCCCTAAGTCCGAGTGCAATTTATTAGATAAGTACACAGGACTTGATTCATAAGTTAATTCAGTTTCAACAGATTCTAATGATGGTACGGATTTGGTTGCCCCTTCATAAGTAGGTGCTTCGGTTTCAGTTTCTTCGGTTTCCATAAAATCAAAGTAACCATTACCTAATCCAGTCATTAGGCCACGTTTAGTAGTAGTTGCCATATTAATGTATTCCCCCTAAATTCTATATAATGTTCTTTTGACGTTATCAACTAAGGTATGCTCGTAACCAAGAGCGGCTGGTCGGATATGCGGTCGGGGTGGATCTTTATAAGTTCCTGTTTCGTGGAAGTACAAGTGGAGGTTAGGGCGAGAACCCCAACCCACTGTCCGTGTATAAACAGTCGCTCGATCCCAATTAATCCCAGCGACCCCTTTTCCTGTTTTATATAGCCCCTTAGCTGAAGCTAAACTTTTACTTCTTTCACTAATATCTTCCCCAGCCTTATCTAAGACTTCGGGAATTTGCGTTGCATTCTTTGCTAAACTTTCAAACATTTCTGCAGCTTCATCAGCGCCGTTTTCTTCAATATCAACGTCCATGGCTTGATCACTTCCTGACGGTTAAGAAATAGTGATACATCGAGAAGTTCTCAAGCGTTTCATCAATGATATTTTCCATCCAATCAGTTGTGTATAGACCATTATTCTCGAGCACGCTTTCAATTTCATACAAGATCCCTTCGCCTTCTTCCTCAAGGTCTAAAGGGATTTGCGAGAAAACATCAATTTGATAAAAAATAACACGATTCGCTTTTTGATTACTTAAGCGGCTCGTGTTATTAGAAACGTTGGTATATCGAATGACTGGTGAGCCTTTTGGTGTATAACCATAGGCGATTGGATAACCTAGTGGTTCCAACAAAGTCATAATCTTTTGTTTAAGTGTCACCTTCCACTCACCCATTCTTTTTCTTCTGACATTAAAATTTCTAATTCTTGGTTAGGAAAATCGGGGTAAGCTTTTTCAATGTTGTAATACATCCCTGCGATCTTCGCTGTCATGCCTGCGTGAATTCCTTGAATATAAGGAATACGCACTTGAATATCTAAATCCACATCCAGGGCATGAAACTGGAAGCGGTCATTGGTATTAATTGCTGTAATCCTAAAAGGGTATCTGCCAATCACATCTTCTGTAAATTGGTTTGGGATAGGTGTGTTAAACTTATCGGTTTTCGCCACCTTGGTCACAATGTAAATAAAGCCGTCAGTAAAACTATTTCTAACTCGCTTAATATCATTGCCTACGTTCTTGTGTAGCATGAAGTTTTTCCTCCCTATCTTCCACCAATAGATTAAAGCCAAAGGCATTTAAATCAGGTTTAAAGTTTTGAAAGAACAACTCACTGGCGTTAGCTCGGATATAACGAGCAGCGTCATAAACCAGCATTCTTCCCGTTGGGTGAGTATCCATTTCAAAGTCTTTACTATATGAAACAACGAGTGAGTAAGCATTCTCTAATAACTGTTTGAGTTCATCGTCTGTCTCAATACCTAAGCCTTCAGACTTAACGTAAATGGATTTGAATTCATCAACATGTTGATAGGTAATGTTCTCACTCATCGTAAAAACTACTCCTTATCTAAGGGGGCAATAAAGCCCTCATCCACCAACATATCAATGCGTTCATCAGAAACCTCCAAGTTGACGGCTGGGAATAGATCCCCTTCCTTATACAACCGACCTTTAGGTTCAGCCTTTAACGTATTTGTTTTGTCATGGAAAGCACTCATTACTTGATACTCTTCTTTAATTTTAGCCATTCAGTAAAACCCCCTTTATGCACTAAACTGTTGGCACTTCATCGTCTCCGCCTTCACGGAAACCACCAGTTCCGTTACCGATCTCTGCGCCCGTAGAGTTGCCATCACGGTCTAAAGCATGAGACCCTTTATTGGCACGAGGTGAGAAGGTGTCTTGGGAAACCACTTCTGCGTCTGCTTCATCATCTGGAACAGTAACGCCATCAATATTAGCAAGGTCAAGAACCACGAATGCGTTAGGGTTCTTAGGAACACCAGCACCAAAGAACTTGGCAATGTAAAGATCCATGTCTTCGATTGCTAAGGTTTCTTCATATTTTCTGATTTCAGTTTGACCTGCTACGGCTAATAGGTAGTTTTGGGCATTTCCAAGCACCGCTAAGTTTTCAGGTACAGCATAGGATTGAATCACATTTTCTCCGTAAGGTAATGCTAATTGTTGCCACACCCCTGTCATAGTGTTCTGGAAGAATAGATTAGGTGCTACCTTAGTTTCGTAGGTCACAGGGTTAATGATTAAAGAGATCTTGCCGTTAATCATTTTGTTGCGTGCAAGTAAAGCACGAGGGCCAGCAAATGATTTTGGAGTTAAGTCGTTAAGTGCCACAGTTGGTTTTGCTGGATATACCCCATCAACCGCATTGGATAATTGTCTCATCATACCGATTGGTTTTAACTTCCCGTCACCATTCACCACGGCATCTTCTAAGGTTGCTGACATGGTTTCAGTTAAGAAGTTAATCACATATTGTGCTAACCAGTTCGCCCCTAATTGGAAATACCCTTTAGGTAATGCAATGAAGCCAGAGAGTTTACTTGCTGTAATATCTAAGACCTTGATTGCCCCGATTAAGATTTGGCGAATGTCAGCTGGAATGACGTCCCAGAAAGCGGTTTGTTCTGCTGGGTCACCATAAATATATTTAATCGCTGCTTCCGTGTATTGAGTATCAATTTCTGAAAGCAATGGGTGTTCATTAGTTAAGTCTTTCATCACATCTTCAATGATGGTGGTTGGGAAGGTTTCTTCTAGTCCTTCGATCTTTTGCTTTTCAACCGCTTCAGCAAAGAACTTCCGTTCATGAGTGGTTAACGGTTTGCGTAAGCCACGTTGTGCTAAAACATATTGATCATTATTCATTTGATTGACATGGTTTAATTCTGTTTTTGCGGTTGTTTGCATTTCGTCCGCTAAGGCTTCGGAAAAGTTGGCAAAGGATTGTTCCATCTGCCCTTCATCATTAGAAGCGATTGCTGCGTATAAATCTTTAACAGCCGCTTGATAATTTGCGGATTGCTTATCTTTAAATTTCATTCTATTTAATTCCCCCTAATTTCTTAAATCCTTGTGCGAAAGAGATCTTTTCCTCTTTGTCTTCATTAAAAAAAGCACCTTCCTTTTCGGGATCAGTGCTTTCTTCTTTGTTTTCTAAATAGGCGTGTGCCACCACCTTCGCTAAATTTACTGGTGGGTCATCGCTTTCTACTTCGTCTTCCTCGTTTTCAATTTGATCTTGGTTAGCAAATCCATAAGTTTCTGCATCTTCAACGGTCAACCAAGTTTCGTTGTTCATTAGATCTGTGAGTTCTTCAGTTGTGCCATTAAAGTGTTGCATATAAATATCTTGATAGGATTTAGTTAAGGACTGTAAAGCGCCAATCGCTTTTTCAAACTCTGGAACACCTCCCATAGCGATTGTCATCGGGTTGTGAATCATTAAGGTTGATCCAGAAGGCATGGTTAAATCACCAGATAAAGCAATGACACTAGCAGCGCTGGCGGCGATCCCATCAATGACCGTATGAATGGTGGAGAAGTTATCTTGTAAGTAATTACGGATAGCTACCCCTTCAGTGGCGTTACCACCATAGGAATCAATGTGAATGGTTACTTCATCACTGTCAATCCCTTCAGCCGCTTCCTTAACAGTTTGTAAGGTAAAGCCTTCAGTCCAGAAGCCACCACCCACATCACCGTATAAATACAAGGTGTTAGTCTTCGCTTTCGCTTGCACTTTCATCTGGATCGGATTGTCGATCATCATCTTTAGAAGTTTCTTGTCCAGTTTCGTCACCCCCTTTAACACTTTCAATGTTTTTGGTTAAGTAGTATTCATCAAGTTCAGGAACATCAACACGTTCAAAGCCAGCCATCTCACGAACATCGTTAGGACTAAATACGCGTGACCCAACCATTTTCTCAATAGCGTTCGCCATACTGAATGCGTCAGTGTATTGTAGGCGCATAACATTAGGGGTCACTCGCTTGCCTTGCTTGTATTCCTCTGGTGTGAAGAACTTGGAATTAATTTCCCGAGCAATGAGTTCGGTAATGGGATTGATAACATTTAAAATGTACTGTCTTTGGTAAAAATCAATGTTGGTCTTGGACGATTCCCCATATAGTAATGACGGGTGAATCCCTAAGACCTGAAGCACTTCATCTAAGTAGTGGTTCGAAACATTGATGACCTCATCAATTCGAGAGACGTTTCGTGAATCTTGTGACGTTTCAGTATATTCCAAGCCATCAAGTTCAGGCACGATCGCCACATCACTGGTGGAATACGATTTATAAATCTTGTTAATGTACTCTTGCAAGGTTTCGGCTGCCCCTTGTCGTTTGGACATCATCCCATCAATTTTGACCTTCCCACGCACTTGGTTGGTGCGCATAGCCACATTGACTAAGCGTTCAAACAAGCGTCCATAGGTGTTGTTCAATTGAGTGACTAAAGCACGAATGCGCTCGTTGTCTTTTTCAAAAAGCAATACATCACTAGCGACAAAGGATCGCTGGTATTTATAATTCTTAACGACAACATCAGTAAACACATCGTCCATCAAGGCATACTCGTTTTTAACATAATCATCAGCGACTAGCAATTGGTCGTCATCACTCATGACCACCAGTACTTCGCCATTGTCATAAAACAAACGATAGACAATATCTCGCCAGAACTCTGAAGCGTTCTGATTATTGTTAGGCTTGACGTTAAGGTGATAATAGAGATCATCTTTTTCTCGCTCGTCACCATTCATCACGACCCATTCCACCATTTCCAGTGAGCGACTGATCATGTTTAACGCTGCCTTAATGGAGCGTTCTTGTATTAGGATTTGATCTTGTTCTTGGTAAACAAGGGTGATTTCTTTAATAATGTCGGCGTCTTGATGGCGAGTAAAGTAATTAAAAATGTTATCAATTAAATTAGCTATAGGACTTCCTCCTCTCTATTTGAATTAGACGGATCACCTCCTTAAAAGTTAAGGCCTGCCAATAAGCTAATGTCTGGCGCTGCACTCAAGTTGGTGTCAGCGTAAGCAAAAGCATAAAGTAAAGCCATAAAGCCATCAGTCTTACGTCTGATCTCTTCCTTCTTCTCATAGATCTTATTGCCTTGTTTGTCGTAAGTGACATAGACGTTATTGGTGTACCATCTCATCATGTAATCCTCGCCCCATGCAATCTCATGACTAGCAAACACTCGGTCAACCTTATCGGACACCATGGACAGACGGACTTTCGGGTTCTGAATGTAGATCACTTCAAAGCCAACTTCTTCTAGCGGTACTCGCAAGGTATTGAGCTTATGTTTGTCGACCACAATGGTAGTCAGTGAAGGGTTCTCATCACGCATGGCCACGAACCAGTCCACAATATGATCTACACCAATGAGCGGTTCATCAACGATTGTGAGTAACCCTTGGGTTTCCCATTCAGCGATCGGGGCTTTTAGGGTAAATTGCCTTAAGAAGTTGGCGTTCACAAAGCTATGGTGCTTCCAGATATATTCCCCGTTCTCGTCCATAAACAAAACACCACAAGCTGTAAAGTCACGGGATTGCGCAAAGTCACAACCGCCAATGGCTGAATAGTCTGTGGTGTCTGGATAAGGACGTGTGGCTGCTACCAGGTCTTCACGAGGGATAGCCGTATGATTCATGTCCTCAACTAAGGTATTCATATTTTTAATAATAAATTTGACTTTATCTGTTTGCCCTGAACGAATGCCGTAGTAGCGTGAGCGCACTTGGCGGTATAGGCCTTTTGCGTAATCAGTGCGAGGGTGACTGAACATGGGGTTGGCTTTTTCCCACATATAATAGTCACCTTCATCGTGCATAGCCATCTCATCAAGATCATCGAGTTTACAAATGAATGGGAACATGCGAGTGTACTTATCTTCACCAGATAGAATACCCTTAGCGATTTCCATCTTGCTGTCATACACCCCATCACGGATAAAGCCGTTTGTTCCAATATAGATAGAACGATAATCTTTCACCTTACCAGATCCTGATTCAAAGACTTCCAACTGGTCGTTCGTTAAGTATTGGTGATACTCGTCAAAGACCACCAGTCCGTCCCGTAAACCATCTTTTGTATTGGCATTGCTGGTACGGTATCTAAGGGTAGAGTGATTAGCGAGGCCTTCGATCTGAACCTTGGTCTTACTAAAGAATTGCTTCCAGTATTCTTCATCACTATCAAGCATGTCGTAAATCTCATCGAATGAGACTTTCGCTTGATCTTCCGAGTTAGCCACAATTGAGACGTTGTATTTACGCACGTCATATAAGGGACTAATGAAGTAAGCAATCAAGCCACTGACTAGCCCGTTCTTCCCAGCTCCACGAGCCATGGTTAACATAAAGCTGTCATAATAAATGTGACTGTCGCCTTCCTCATTGATCATTAGGAAGAAGAAAGGAATGATAAACTTTTGGAAATCAGCTAATGGAAAGAAATTAGTCTCAATGAAGTCGATACAATCAGCGATCTTTTCATCATCGAACCAAACATTATCCTTAGATAGAATGTCACGCCTTAGGTGTTTTAAGAGATCTACTCGTTCTTTATTTAGGCGGATCTTGCCATCTTCATAGAGTTGATAATATCTTTCTACCAGTGGGTGTGTAACCATTAGCAGACCTCCCTTCTAATCAATACCATTCATCATCAGCCCATTTATTAGGCTTGAAGTTACCCTTGAATACTCGGTCATGTCGGACTTCATGGCAATGGAAGCAGAGGGTTCTTAAGTTGTCAGGATCGAGTGCATACTCGGGATAGTCAGCCAGTTCTTTAATGTGGTCGACCACCAGTGTTGTGTCAGGATCTGTGATCAACCCTCGCTCTTTACAAAACAAACATTCATAATGATCTCGTTTAAGAATCTTAAGCCTTAAATGCCGCCATTGCTTGCTGTTATAAAACCGATTGCGTTCTGATCGGGTATCAAACATCTTAACCACGCCCCAGCATTCTCGCCTTAACGTCATTCATTTGAGTAACTTTGCCCTTCTTGGTGGGGGCTTTGGTTTCCTCTTCATCAATGAAGTTAATGGCTTTTTCTAGCTTGGGTAATTCTTTGTTGAGCTTGATCCAGATCTCGGTAGCGGGATTAGATTTTCTGAACTCTTGCTGGCCGTTCTTAGTGACGGTGGTCAGCCCTTCTTTACTGATCTCAGTTTCAAGCTTCTTGATATATCTGACCATCTTGACATAGCGTTCCACCTTTTCCACTTCAACGGTATCGTTCGGATCTATGCGAGACATCATTTGTTTCTTCAAATCGGATACTCTCATCTAATCACCACCTTCATTTTTTGACCCCCCCTAGCAAATTTTTAAGCTCCCCATACATGGGTAAAAAAATATTTTTGCGGAATCGAGAGCCGCCTCCCGCTGTGGAAAAAAGTATGTGAAAAAATTCATCAACCCGGGGGTTGTATAAATTTAAATTATATAAAACTAAATAAAAATGAAGCCAGAACGAACTGACTTCACCGTAGACAAATCAATTTTGTAATGGGTTTGTGCTTATCGCATTTATCTACACTAGCATAATAACAAGGATCCCAATGAATTAATATGTAGTAACCATGAACTCTTATGTAGTAACGATGAACTTTACTGTATTAAGTATGAACATTTATGTAGTAAGTGTGAAGTAATGTTCGCGTTTGACAGAATGAAGACAAATAAAAAAGCCGTGCGAATTAACGCACGACTTAATAATATTTATCTTGACAATGATAATTATAACTTTTACTGCAATGATAAATATATATTATAATGTATAATAATAGCAATAAAAAAGACCTATCAGCTTTAATCACTGATAGGCTTAGTTGTGTAGCACCTGTCACCGACCAACAATAAAAAGACTACTAACCACAAAGAAATAATAAACTTAATAACGACAATTATTAAGTCATTAAAGCATGATAGGCTTCTTTTAAAGGTGCTAACATGTACACTATACCATAGACATATTTGTTTTGTAAAACTACACTTGACATTTTAATGGTCGTTACATACAGTGATATCGTAAGTTGATTTATTTAACTTACAAATAAATAACCACCTTCTCGGTTAGAAGGAGGTGAGACTATGAGCAAGAATAAGAAAAAGCCTATCAGTGCGAAAGATCTATTAGACTTAATAACTGCCATTATTAAGTTGATCAAATCACTGATAGACTTAAACTTATAGTCTTAATGGGTGCTAGATTCTCTAGTGCCCTTTGGTTATTTATATTATACCATAAAGAAAGAAGATGACAACCAATGACCGAACAGCCTAAGAAGAAGCGCGGACCTGGTCGCCCTGCTACTGGTCGCAAGCGCAATAAGACAATGAACATGAAGTTTACAGAAAAAGAAAGAGCTTATCTAAAAGACCAAGCTAAACAGCTTAATCTATCCTTGTCTGACTATGTCCTAAAGTTAGCTAAATACTATGAAGATAATCATTAGTCTACATATAATGTAGGCTATTTTTTATACCTAATCATCAATACAATAAAAATGCCTATTAGCGATCACAACTAATAGGCGTAGCACCTTTGCTATAACTAACCTTAAACGAAAGACTACAGATAATAAGCTTAGTAACAACATATTGAGAGAGAGTAGCAAGGTGCCAATAACTACACTATATCATAAATATAAAAGAAAAAGCCAATAAGTTTAGATATACTTATAGTTTATAGGGATTGTCACATCCCTACCTTTAGGCATATTTTTTTGAAATAGAAAAGGTGACAACCAATGAATGAACAACCTAATAAGAAGTATAGTAGGCTATTTTTTTATAGCTTAAGATCAAAAGGAATACCTTGGCAAGCGTTAACCTTTTTAAAGTACATTGTGATAGCTGTATCCAAGTCAAGGCCTAGATCATCTAAAATTGATTGAACGCTTTTTAATAAATCCTCGTCAATCTCAACACTAATAACGGATTCTTTAGACAATCTGATCACCCCCTTATACCCTATCTTTAGTATTTGTTTGACCTAATATATAGTCAATGCTAACGCCGTATAGCTTAGCTAACTTGGCCAACGGCTCATGTCTTGGTAGTGCCCGTGAGTTTTCCCAAGATTTGGCCGACTCATAGCCAACGCCGATTATATCAGCTACATCTTGTTGAGTATAATTCTTTCCTTGTCTTAATTCTTTTAGCCGATCAGAAACCAGGCTTTTGTTAATTAAATCTCCCATCTTATCATCTCCTTTACATATAATTTAAATACACTTTACTATACTATACAATAAATAACTATATATTTAAAGCCTTGATATAAAAGGATTTACACAACTTAATAAAAATAATTTCAAAAAGATTCGCAAAAGCACTTGACAGTTAATTAAAATACATGTTACTATAAAGACAAGTTAAGGGACGGCAAACAAGCCAGCCCTTAAAAAAATAAATGTTGAGTGTAAATAAATTACATATAAAGATAGGAGAATATAAAATGGAACAAGTAAAACAATTAATTGAACAACTCAAAGACATTGACAAAAGAGAATACAAAGATGCATTCGATTGCTTAGAAGAAGCGCTTGATCCTAGCAACCCCGATTACACAATCGACATGTTAAAAGAGGATATTATTTGGGTAATAAAAAGCGCTTAGCTTTTACACTAAGCGCCTTTGATGAGATAACCCTTTAAGAAAAAAGGACTATTAATACCATAACAGTAATTAATAGCGTTGTCTAGTGTTGGTTTGGCCAAGTATGTAATCGATAGATACTTGATACAAGCTGGCCAACCTAGCTAGTATTTCATGTTTGGGTAGTGTCTTTTCTCTTTCCCAATTATTAACACCTTCATAACTAACTGAAAGAAGGTTAGCCAATTCCTTTTGAGTGTACCCTTTAGACTTTCTTAATTCCCTAAGTCTATCAGATACAACAGATTTATTTATCATCATATAAATCTCCCTCCCGTCTTTAGAAGACTACTTTAATAAATATTATCAGATATCCTTTATATTGTAAAGCCTTGATAATAAAGGTTTTTAACACAATAAATTAAAAAAGATAGAAATATTTTCTAAAATTCCTTGACACGTCTTATTAAGACGTGTTATAGTAAAGTCAGTAAGGGAGATAAGCCAAAAGCTTCTCCCTAAAAATACAACGATTAGACGTCTTTATAAGACGTATTTAGAAAGAGGTTATAAAAATGGAACAAGAAATTAGAATTTATCTCACGAACTTAGGCAAATACAATGAAGGTTACTTGATCGGCGAATGGATCACCCTACCAGTGTCAGATAAAGAACTAGCTGAAAGCTTTGAACGGATCGAAATTAATGAACAGTATGAAGAATACTTTATAACTGATTATGAAGCACCCTTTGAAATAGGCGAATACACCAACTTAGAAAGCTTGAATAACTTAGCTTGGGAACTTGAAGACATTGAAGAGTATGAGTTATTAGAACAATACTTTGAAGAATATCCTGATGATCGCTTATACGATATGGATGAACTTGATGAAATTCTTTACGGATTTCCACCAATGGATATCGTTCGAATGGTTCACTTTGGTGATTTCAATTTCAATGATGATTATTTCACCTTTGATGGATACGGCAATTTGGAAAGTGTATCAAGTTATTCAGCAGATAAACACAACGATTATATTATCAAAGACCAATTAAACAACTTAGTTAGTGAATATATTTAAAGAAAGAAGGAACTAAAAAAATGAAATTAAAAATAGGTCAATTACTAGTCGCCTTTGATGAAATCGCCATTAACCCGGAAAAAGATCTACTGATCCAAAGTGATGGATCGGTAGAAACTTACCATGAAAGTTATATAGAAAAACCTGATTCTATCTATGAAATAGACGGAACAACCCTATATGATTCGCTAGTTGATTATGATCTAATCGCCTTAGACGAACCGCACCAAATCACTTTAAATGATCTTGACGACATGAAAACATTTATCAGCCTAATTATTTATGACTTAGAAGAATGCACGGGAATAGAAGTTACTTTATAAGATAAGCACTCACCACCAGTGGAAAGAAGGAACACATAATGAACTACTTATTAACAATTGAAAAACAATACGGACACAAAGACGAAATTCTTTCAGACGGTAACCTTAATCAAATTAAAACCGATCTAATTAATTACTTTATTGCAACTTTTGAAGATGATACCGAACCGCCTTTTTACATAACAGAAGACGTTCTAGATGCAAGACCTAAAGACTTATTAGCCATCATGGATTGGCTCGAGTGGTCGCTAGTAACGGGTAGCTTGCACCTATACACCTATACCTATAAAGAGCCTAACCCATCTTGTCCCATCTTTACCTTTTACAACAATAAAAAGGAATTGAAGCTAAGCGAAATTGTTTAATGATGAGATAGCCTGACAAATATAAAGGAGCGAACACCCATGATGAAATTATTTATAAGTAAGGACGACCAGCCCGACATGAACGGGCAATGGGTCACCTTACCATTAAGCGAACCCTTAGAAGACGAAACCTATCATATAACGGATTATGAATTACCTTTTGAAATTAACGACCAGGTTCGCATTAGTTGGTTGAACGACATAGCGAACGACTTAGAATATTTAGGCGCTAGGGCTTTCGTAAATCAATTTTCACCCTATGACGGCGAATACATTCAATCAGTCAATGAGTTAAAAGCGATTCACCCCGACCAAACCGTCAGTTTTACTGACGATCAAAAGTGGTTTACCTATGATGACGGCAAGATAAAACCGCTGAATTACAAGGAATATCAAGAGACCTTAAATACATACATGCAACACGCAATTGAAAACTATCGCTAGGAAAGAGGAAACAAACATGGAACAAAAGAACATTCTCGTTGAAGTAGAAAATTTATTAAAGCAAGAAAAAACCAAGATCAGCGAACAAGCTTTAAAAGAATTAGATGAAGAAAGAATATTAGCGATTATATTAAATCCTGGTAGTAATCATTTCTGGTTTGAAAGCTTAATATATAATCCAGCACCCTTAACTAATGCCGTTTATGATTACCTTAATCGATTCATTAAACGCAAATTAGGATATACACAATTAAATGACTGTGTTTAAACTAAAAGCCCTACTCATTTTCGAATAGGGCTTTTTAATATTTAACGTACATTTAACGCTTTTAAATATTGTAATAAGGTATTTATACTATTAAAGGGTTAGAACGTCTAAAATCACCCTTATTTATCCTCTGAAGGCATGATAGCGTCTAAAGCTTGCAAGGCATAGCCATGTTGCCTGATCGTCCATTCATAGGTTTGATCTAAGTCATAAGCAATCTCTTTATAGTTCTTATATTCAAAGTAACGCATGTAAAGAATATCCACATAGCTATCTTTATCTAATTGATTGATAAGATCGAGCGCTTTTCCTTTATACGAAAAATACTCTTTAACCTCTTCGCTTAAATCTTCCTCTAGCGTTAGAAGCGCCATAATGCCTTTATCAGCGTTATTCTCTCGGCTGGTACTAACGGACTCTTGGGTATAGTCAACCGCTCTAATGGACGTTATCGTGCTTCTAAGCTCGTTTAACTCGTCAACCTTATGATGGCACCTACGATCTAACCGTTTAATTCGTTTTAAATAAGCCTTTGCTTGAATACCTAGTCACCCCTTTGATTGTCTAGCCACATAATCGTCATCACGCTATAATTGGCAAGATCAATTAAAGTATCACGTATTGATTCGTCCTTAACCTGCTGCTGGTCACTATTAATTAACTCACTAAATCGATTATACTTATCCCCTAACCTGATCGCACTGGCCACCAGTCCGAACTGATCCATTGACTTATCAAAGCTATTGCCATAATCATGGTTCTTGCTTTCGTGTAGCTTAGCCATTTCATCGGTGATTGATTCAAACATGGTTGTCACCCCTTAATCAAGTCGTCAATTGCTACGGGATTAAAACCAACAATAGCACGCTCCCAATCGTCATTAACCACCACGATTGGCACACCCATAATGCCTTTAGATTGGACTAAGTCCATCGCTTCTTGATCTTCATCTAGGTTAATTACCGTATAGTCTAGCTTATTCATATCTAAATAATGCTTTACCATATCACAACCGCCACATACTGTTTTGCTATATACCTTAATCATTATTAATGTAACACTACCTTTCGTTTTCTTTTTTACATGCCCCAGTTCAACCAGCCACGCACAGCATTCAAGCTGAACACAAAATACATGATAGCCATTTGTGGGACACCAACACTTAAAAATAAACACATTGAGACAACATTTGTAACCAACCATAGGATCCAGCTCGATCGTTTACGTTGTACTACTTGCATATATTGGGCAATGATGGCGGTCGCATTGTTAAAAGCGTCCCAAAAGATATAGACACCACCAAGCCACCAGCTCAAGCCTCCAAGTAAAAAGAAGCCTACTAAAATAGCAAAGATAACCACTTGCCAATTAGTCGTTGTATCGACCTTTACTAGCCCATCTTGCCCCTTATGCTTTTGCCACTCTTTAAATCCAAAAAATTGCGTCCCTAAGTAGTACAAGCTAGTAAACATATCGCCATAAATCTTGTTACGTCCTGCCACAATAGCGGCTGATAAATTTTGAATACCGTTAAAAATAAAGTTTCCTTGCCATTTCTTGGCTAAACCAATCACGCCTATGAGCCCTAGCCAGGAAACCAAGTTAGGCAAATTAAACCAACCATTTTGAATTGACCCCCAAGCGGTAATGGCCACCAGTGCGAGGTCAACTGTGCTATTAATTGTTTTCTGATTTTTCATCTTCATCGAATATCGTTTCCCACCCTTTCGCTATATTATTCCAAGCTTGTTGAACACCACTATAATTATGAAAATCTGTACTCTTTAACCAAGCGATAGCTGTGTAAAGTTCCACATACCGTTGTACTTTTTCTAAATTTTCTTCACTTAGCCCGGAAAAATCGATCTTGTCTAATTCTTTTTCTAAAATTCTAATCACTCTTAATCGGCTCATTGGTCTTCCTCTTCCCAACATTCCAATTTCTTCCCATTTACTCCTATTCATTTTGTTACCTCTTTCTAATGCCAAAGATTTCTAACACACCTTCTTGAGTTGCTTCAGATAGTTTATCGGTTAACCACGTTATGCTTGATGAGTTAGGGAAATCATTAATAAAGTTTGAATTAGCGTTTTCAATAACAGAAACAATACGTCCTCGAACATGGTCGTCCCATTTTTCGTTAATTTCTCTATCAATAAATTCATACTTGCTTTCCCGTTCATCTTTCCCTTGAATCCATTCAATGGCTTCTAAAATTTTAATGCCTCTTTTTAAATCATCGCTTTCTTTTGATAATTCAAACAAGGTGTTGAGCACTGTATATTTATTCATATCCCATCACCTCGGGGTTCTCGTACACGTTAGCAATGATTTCAAAATCACCAAAGAACTCTAAAGCTGTTTGGTAATCATCACTTTTGTCAAGGGTCATATAAAAACCAACGTGTGGATAAAGATCAGGTTCGTTGGAAAATTCCTCCCAATGTTGGGCTGAATATTCACCAAATTTAACAAGAGATACTGAACATAGACCATAATCTTTGACAATATCGCCTTCGTATAAGTCAACGCCGTTCATATCTGTTAATCCCGTCCATCTCATCAGGATAATGTCGTCAAAACTTAGGGTATTATCTTGACAGCCACAACCATCAAATGTGTTAATTTCTCCATAGTTAAAATCCATGGTGTTAACGGGTTCCATTGTTTCTGTGAGTTTATTCCAGGCTCTAAATTTAGGAATCATAAAGCGTCCCTCCAATCAATATGTTTTAGTCATACGCCCGTGCTCCCAAAACCACCAGTGTTGCGGTCAGTTTGCGGTAACTCATCAACTTCTAATACTTCGAATGCTGGTAAGGGTTGAATAATGAGTTGGGCAATCTTATTACCTTTGTTAACGGCATAAGGACAAACAAAGCTACACATGACCTTTAGTTCCCCTGTATAGCCGCTATCAATAATGCCTTCGTGTACTCTTAAGCCTGTGTGACTTGTTAAGCCACTTCGGCCTACCAACCGTCCGTAATAGCCGTCAGGAATTTTAATTGCTATCCCTGTTGAAACAGTTTTAGGCATAATACTATTCTCGTCCGCTTCAAACTTTTGATCAGCATAGATATCAAAACCAGCGTCCGTTTCATGCGCTTTAGTGGGCAATTTAGCGGTATTTGTTAGGCGTTTGACCCTTAATATCTGTTCATCGTCTCTCACTTCATAGCCGTTCACAATGGCTTCTAGTAAGAGCTTTTGACGCTGAATATTTTCTTCTTCCTCGCTTGAAAACAACCAGGCTTCCAGTCGTTCGTCAATCGGGTCATAATGATTGTTAAAAAAGAGATCCTTTAGGGTAAAGCCTTGTTCAAAGCCACCTTCGAAACGGTTCTCGATCCATGTCGCCACCACTTGTGGGACAAGTATTTTATTACTCATCTGTTTTCACCTCGATTTGTATAATTAGCGATAAAACTCGACTTCAAGATGGTCAATTTCAACCGTAACTTGATCTATAACGCCCCATTCAGTTCTTCCGTCTTGAATAAAGATTGCGCTATTGAGTTCCGCTTCTATTTCTCTAGCAAAGTCCGAAAGCATACCGTTACTGTCGGGGATTTTTATTTGCTCGTCTTCACTTATGTTAGTTTCATAGTGATAATTAAGGTCAATCTTCAACTTCATCGTGTATCCCCCTGAATAAATGTCTTTTGATTCGGTCTTCGCCCACTTTATCGATAGCGTCTAAAGCTTCAGTTTCTGTTAAAAATAAAGGGGTATTCGCTACGGCATAAGGGACACTTTCCACAAACAATTCTCCATTTGGATAATCGAAAGCGATTATAAAATAGCAATCTAACTTATAAAGGGTAGAATCCTTATTGATTGTCAGATCTTCCAGCTCTTTCATCACGTCTTCAGCGGTTTCAACCTCATAACCATTCGTTAGCGCATCGTGTAGCATTTTTGCTCTTTCTGCATAATCACTTTGATGCAACCAATGACTAACTTTTTCTTGCATTTCTAAGTATTCCGCCACGATCTGTGGCACTTTTACCTTTTCACCCATCACTAGTTCCTCCATTCTGTGGCGACCAGTTCTTCGCCTTGATTTGTTTCAATGCGATAGATTTGTAAAGTGCGCTTAGTGTAACTGTCGCCTGTTATGTCGTATTGACCAATGAGTTCAGGTTCGCTAGTGACTTCCAGTGGGTGTTGGTCTTTGAAGAATGTTGTTAAAAGCAAAACAATGAAAGCAAGCATTGTAAAAACACCACAAGCCGCAAAGAAATAAAGAACAGGTTTTCTGTCTTCCATGTCTGTTGCCTCCTTACCCGATCATTTCTTCGACTAGTTTCTTGAGTTCTTCTTTTGTTAGTGTCATTCTGGTACTCCTTCCCAATCTTGTAGGCTAAAGGCTCGTGCGAAAAGGATGGCTTCGCACTCGTCTTCAGTCGGTTCTATGTCGTAAAGGTCTTTCACCATAGCTATGGCTGCTTTCTTAGCGTCTTTGCGCTTACGGGCTTTAATGCCCACCAGCTTGCGCCATTCGCTCGCTTTTATCACGTTCACGAAATAACCTTTTTCTTCTAAACAAATTTCTAATGTGCCTTCCAGCTTGGCTAGCTTTTCATATACTACGGGGTTGCGCTGTACCTGAATGCCTTCAATAAACACAAAGCCTACCTCGTAGTGTTCGCAAAGCCACATGGCCTTGCGGATTATTTCTCTAATGCGGTCATTCACTTCGCCTACGGGTTTAATCACGTCATAAGCGACAATGTCTGCACTTCCCATCTCCATCACGCAAAAACCAGTTGCTGTTGTGGACTGATCAAATGCGATTAACTTCAACTAATAAACCTCCAGTCGTCCTGTGCTAAATATTCTGATTTTAAGTCACCAATGATGACTAACTTTTTCTTGGCTCGAGTGATTGCCACGTATGCCAAGTTACGGGTATCGAGATCGCTTGGTTTATAAGCCACCACATCCCATTCGCTGCCTTGTGACTTGTGGATCGTTAGTCCGTATGCGAGGTCGAAATTGTAAGCCAAGTCTTGCGGCGTGTTAAGCCGTACTTTTCTTCCCGTTGTCTTGCTCTCAATGAGGTCATAATCAATAATCGTAAACAGTTCACCATTAAAGTGTTTTCCCTTCTTGTTCGTTTTAGCAATGATCTTGTCGCCAATTGAAAACTCAGGGTAAATAGAGGCAGGAGCGTCTTTGAGCTTTTGTTGCTCGTTAGTTTCCTTCACGTCTGCATTAGTGAAAGTGAGTAAGACCTCGGCCCCTTCATCTTGAAAAGCGGATTGGATCGTGGGGGCAAAGACAATGTTCGGGGTATTCATATTAGCGTTTTGTGGAATACCAATAACTTCTTTGCCCAGGGCGATAATGTCTGCCGCTTCTGATCGTCTGTTTTCTTTGAGTTCGCTAACAGTGACGCTTTGTTGTAAGAGTTCAAAAGGTCGACCATACTCGATCGGTGGCAATTGATTCTTGTCGCCTACGAAAACCAGTTGTTGGTTCTTGTAGTTATTAATTAGGCCTTTAAAAAGTGGTGTCGATAACATACCGCTCTCATCAATCACGATAGCGTCACAATCTTCAGGTTTATAAATATAGCTATGGATCGTGCGAACCGTGACGTTATCTTCCAGCTTCTCTTGCAAAGCTTCCTTGGCTTTATGAGTAGGCGCCAGCACCACCACTCGCTGATCGTTCGCTTTGAGTTGATTAATGATATTCGCTGTGACAAATGATTTCCCTGTGCCTGCACCACCAATCAAGCATGAGACCTTGTGCGTGACGCACGTTTCTAGGGCTTCCATTTGTTCGTTTGAGCGTTTTAATAAGTCAGGGAGTTCGTTAGTGTAAATGGTGTTATTCACTTTCTGGTGGGCTGGTAAGTTGCGAATAAATTTAGCGACCGCCAGTGTGTCGTATGTGGTGTAGGTATTAGGCGCTTTATACAAGACTACGCCTGTGTCCTCCAGGTCTTCTGTGCCTAAGTCGAGTGAAACATAGTCACTACTTCGGGCAAGCATGAGGGTGGTCACGTCATAGAACACTCGGGCTCGCCGCTCTTGATCTTCGGTATAAGGAATCTCATAGCGATCGAGGGCACGTTTCGTTTGCTTGAAGCCATAACGTTCGAGGTTCATAAAAGCTTTGAAAGGCTCGATTTCTAGTAGACGGTGAAAGAATTCCAGGGCATTATATTCGTAAGCGGGCTTAGGGTATTGAAAAGCATTGCTGGCATAAGCATAGGTGTACGTTCGTTCGATATTGTTAGTTAGTGCTTTTGAAAAGTCATACACGATTAGTTCTCCTCTCTACAAATAAGTGCGATCTCACGGTCATCCAGTCCGTCTGCTCGCATTTGGTCTTTAACAAGGGCTTCCAGGTCGAGGGCTTCCTTAAACCATAGTTCATATTCAGGATTGGCTTGGGTGTCTCGTAAGTATTTAATGACCTGATAATAAGTTTCGTTACGCCTACCTTCAGGTACGCCATTGGTGAGGACTTCTTTGAGTAGACGCGCTTGGGCATGATCGAAATCGAGTAACGATTTGTTACTGTCTTTAAAGCGAACAACATTCGCATGCTGTTCAGAGTCATCTTCATCAGGTTGGAACTGATCCACATTAACGAGTGTGCCCACCACGGTTGAGATATCCTTTTCGGCTAAGGGATAACCCATGAGTTGTGAGATCTTAGCGCTTGCGGGGTCAAACTCAAGGCTTAACATGTCTGCCACACCCTTGACCGTGTGTTTGTATTCTTTTTTAGTCATGTCTTTATCGGCCATGAGAATGATTCGCCAGCGTTTCTCTCCGTTGAAGTAATACTTAGGGGTTGGATAGACTAGACCAAAGAGATCTAAGGACTGTAAGCGGTCTTCAATCGATTCTCGAGTGTAGTCGCCATCGTCAATATCAATACTAATTAGGCGTTTACCACCAACGTAATTGCTATCATTGCGTTCATCATCTTTGAATACGCCATCGAGGAAATAACAGAGATTATGTTTCTTAATATCCTTGTATTCTTCTTCCGTGTTAGCTTGCGATAACAGCTCGATCCCTTGCACCTCGTTCTCAATGTCGTCTGTGGTGCTGATAAAGGATTGCAAGGTTTCGTTCTCGCTTCGTGCCATTTGCTTCCCGATATAGCCTGTCTTGAGATTAAGGGTGAATTCTTTAAAGAGGATTTTATTAAGCTGTTCTTCCTGTTGTTCGGCAAAAGCTTGCTCTTGTTCCTTCTCGACTTCCAGTTCTTCTTGGAACAATTGCTCTTCATCTTTGTAATCAAACCCTTTAAATTCAAAGGCTTCATCAGGGATTACAATCCAGCGTGCGTTTTCTTGTCGGTATCGCTTGTTACTTTTGAATTGGGTGATACCTAGCTCTTGCGTTTCTTTTAGAATGTTCGCTAATTCATTTGATCCTACAATCTCCTTGAATTCAGTGGGTTTTACATACCATGAATCTCCTTCTCTGCGCCACACCTTACTCATTAAGCGGCTTAGTGCATCCAGTATTTGTTCTTCACTGATCGCTTGTTTCTGATACATTGCAAACATCATACGCTTAGCTGGTTCAACGTCTTTAATCTCATCAAGTAATACATATGGATCAACATTGCGGTTTTTAACTTGGACAAAACCAAGATTAGTGTGAAAACGAAAGCGGTGTCCTTCATACTGTAGGTTCAATGATGGATCGTCTAAAACTACCACGCTAGGTTTTAACCAATCGGTCTTATACCTGCCGCTACCTACAGATCGTGTGGCGTTAGCATAGATCATCATTTCTTCTTCAAACTCATCAGCCACATTTAAATCCAAGGTCTTCCAGGACGTGCTCTCACCTTTTCTAACTGTTGTTAAGTAATTAATCTTCTTAACCAATAGCACTTGCTTACCATCTGTTTCTTCAATAAAGTTTCGTGATAGATTTAAATTAGAAAAGATTGCTATGTCGTCTTTGTTTAAACCCATGGCGAGCAATAATTCAAAGGTTCGATTATAACCGCCCATGGCTAGAAACAAAACTTCAGGACTAACAACTTTCGACATCGTTCCTTTCTTGATTCGTTCATAGACACGTTTCAAATTTTTTCTTGATTTATCAAAAATGATTTCTGCCACTTGCTTTCTTCTCCCCTTTCTGCTATTCTAAGCATAGTAGTTAAATAAGAGGCCGATTTATCTCCTCTGTCCGACTCACAAAAGTTTGTGAAGTTACAAAAGGACAGAGGGGATATTTTTTTATTAATAATTATATTTATCTATTTACTAGGTGTAACTTTGTAACATGACCCCTTATAACGCTGTCATATCAACGACACTGGACGTTACAAGAGGTGTTACAGGGGGTGTTACAGTTACAAAATAAAGATCGTTTTCATTCCGATTTATGTTATTTTTTACTTTTTGTAACACCCGCTGTAACCTTTTGTGTAACATGACGTAACTCCTTGCGCCCCAAGGGATTTGCCCTTGTTTTTCAAAATTTCACAAAGTACCCTTGTAACATGGTTTTATAACTTAAAATGGAAGTTCTTCCTCGCCAATTCCTCCGAACGGATCCTCAGGTTCGTCAGGAACGGGTTCGAATTCATAATTGCGGTACGGGAAATCTGGATTCTTTTTGTTCTTAGATAGGCGTAATTTCATCAGAACCTGGTTGCCTACCCCACGATCACTAAATGCTTCAGCGGTTTTCACTTCATCATTCAATTCAGATTCAGTCGCCTTAATGTCTAGCAACTCATTGAGTTTTAATAAGATACGAGCGTTTTTCTTCTTAACAAAATCTGGCACTTCATCTTCAAAACTTAGGCTAAGGAATTCAATCGTCCCTTTATGCTCGCCTGATACGACTTCTAAGTTAAAGGTGATTTCTGATTGACTGAGTTTTTCATTATAGCGTGTGCCTGCTGATTTCAAGCGCACCACATAATCACCTGACGGTAGGTCTTCAAAATCGGATACGGTATCTTTCTTAGGATCAAAACCTTCGTTCTTAACTTCTTTTAATGTGTCTAGTAATCCCATAATTTAATCTTCTCCTTCTTGTTCTTGTAGTAACGGTAGTAATTCCATCTGTCTAATCGCTTTACGATCACCTAGCAACTGGTCTTTTGCCCGTGTTGATTCGCTAGGTTGCAAAATGATTATGCGTTCTTCACTGTCATCTTTGCTGTTCTTATACATTACTAATCGCCCGACCAAGGGAATGATTCCCATGCAAGCGTCTAAGTTTCTAACGTCTGGTTGTTTCTGTGTGTACACACCACCACTTTCTCTTGTTATTTCCTTGTCCTTTTCATGGGCTAGGAATAATAAATTCTTTTGTAAGTTCTTTAGTTCGCTGATCAGTTCAAGAATGATTCGGTCAAATACGCCGTAATCCTTAAGTTCAGGCATGCCACTGGTGGTTTTCCTTGCTCGTTCATTGAGCCAAAATTTCTGGAAGGTGGATAAGTTATCAATGACCACATTGTCATAGTGATCCACATGCTTGATTAAAAACTTTAGGAAGTTCTCAAGTTCCTCATTAGGCTTGTCAGCGTCCATATAAAGCACGGTAACGTTGGGCAAGCCTTCCAGTACCTGATACATACCATCGACCGAGAGAACCAGTGTATTGCCCTTTAGCGAGCGAACCATGTAGGTCTTACCCTTACCAGGTTCTGAATAGATCAAAGCTGTCCAAGCGTCAAGGCGTTTGATCTCTTCGGCTTTTAATATTTTCATCGATATCTCACGCCCCGATCCTGCTCGATTGTGACCCCATCAACGGTTTCACCCTCGTGCATTTTCAGATAATCGAGCACTGACTTCTTATCGACTTTCGGTTTTTGCGGAACCAGGAAGTGTTCAGGGATCGCTTCTTCATCAGTGACCACCACTCGTTTAGGATTGTTTTGTGTCCAGATGGTGAAGATTGGTGTCTTGATCTTTTGCTTGCCTGTAGCTTCCATTTCCTCTTGAAGGGTCTGTTTCATACGTTTTATGTTTCGCTGATAGGACTGCTTCCGTTTGGTTAAGCGATCGATCTCGTTCTTCTGTTTCTCCATGTCACCTTCCAGTTCGGTGATGACCTTGATATACCCTTCCGCCTTGTCCTCAAACACGTCATTAATGCTGTCTAAGGTGTCTTGATACATTTGATAGGCTTCTGGATCATTCTCAATATCAGTGGTTTGTAGGAGATCTAAGAGGATCTGATAGCGTTCGGATAGTTCATAGATATTCATTAGTTACCCATCTCCCTCATTAGTTCGTCTAATTTTTGAAGGAAATCGACTTCCTCGCATAAATGTTCATGCTCTGTTTCTGGCTCTGCGACATCCATAGGGTTGCCATCTAAATCAGTGAATTCAATCGTGATATTAGCCACCACTGGTTCATAGTCCAATAGATCAGCGATTTTCCCAAGATCTTTTAATCCATGCTCTCTCATCAATTCAATAGCTTTTTCAAATTCTTCTATATCGTTGTATGCATAGGCTTTCTTAGCGTCCATAATGCTGTCAGCGTTCATAATATCGAAAGCGATTGAATTTTCTTTTAATTGAATATCGTTTAAGTAGCTACCGTCTTCTTTATCAATAAAGACAAATTGTCTTTCTTCTCGTTTATTAGTCATGAATCATTTCTCCTTTATTTTTCTGACATAGGGAACAGTTCAACATAATCGTTATCGTCATGTGGATCAGATTGCGCCACGTCAACCGCCAAGTTGTATTCTTCCTTAATGGTTAGCTTGTAGTACTGGTTGTCTGAAGTGACCTTGTCTTCTAGGATTTGCTTCATGATTCTACCTAGCTTTCGGCCATCATCAGTGATCGTGTCAAGATCTGCTTTGCGTTTATCTAAAATATCTTGAGCTTCCTTTTCGGTAGAACAATAATATTCCGTGGTTTGGTTTAAAACTTTAATCATTGATAACAACCTTTCCATTATTTGTGTTATACTAGGAATAGGTTTCAAGAGGGACGACTTTTTAGTCGTCTTTTTTTATATCCAGAACTTCATAACGGAAGCCTTGCCGCTTTGTCCAAAAATTATTTTCAGTGACAAATAGTGTGGCTTCGTCACGATCGTCAAAGCTAAACTCTTTAATAACCTTCCCGTTCTTCTTCTTAACAACAATTGTTTTCACTGGTCGCACCAACTTTGATAAGCTTCTGCCAACTCAAGGGCTGCTAAGATAAAGCTTTTATTCGGGTCACTCGCTAGTTCAAGGTGTTCTAACCATTCCTTGAACCCTTCAACGCTGTCATAGTTTTGACCTTGAATAATGTGCGAAACAGCTATACCCATTTCTTTTGAAACCAACTGAAGAAATTCTTCGCTAGGTTCTTTGAGACCTTTTTCGATATCATTAATCAAGCTCGGCTTCACACCTAAACGCTTAGCAAAACTTTGAACACCATGGCCTTCTTCCAGGCGAATAAGTTGAATATTATCTCCTATGGTTGACAATCGTCGTCACGCTCCTCGCCTTGCATTTTTGCATAGTAAGCACGGACAATGCCCAGGAAGTAACCGTTAAAAAACATGGATACGATCAGTAAAGATACGATAAATGGTGTCATGTCCTCACTCCTCTCTATTTGAATTTCTGTTCGTCCATATATCTTAGGTAATCAACAAAGCGACTGATGATAATGATGGTGGTTCGCTGTGTCGGTTTAATCACACCATCACTGAATTCTGGATTGTGATACATAGCGTTCACATATTTAGCAGCTTGTTGTCGACCAATGCCTTGAAAGATATAAGGAATTTCTGACGTGATACAGGCATACACCAGATTCTTGTCAGGCACTTCAATCTCAGCTAGGTTCATATCTATACTCCTTTTTTAACTACTTTTCACTTCGTGCTATAATTGTGTTTAAAAGAATTGAGGTGAATCACTTGTTTGATCTAGATTTAGTAACCAATGATGGTAAATATTTGCTTGGTTGTATTTATTCAGAATATATTAAAAGACGTAAAGATAACGTACCTAAGAAAACAGCAATATACTTCAAAGACCCTGAAGATATACACAAAAATTTTATGAGTGGGTGGCTCTTAGATGACGTTATTACAACCTGCTTAGAACTCCATCAAAAAGGTTTTATTAACGGAACTCGAGCTTCGAATTCTATATTGAATGTATCTATATCTAGTGAAGCTATTGCATTATTAGAAAAGACTTTTTCAGATAAAGCTGAAGAAGTACTTGGATGGTTATCTAAAATAAAATCAGCGATTCCTTTTATTTAAGATCAAAAGGATTTTGTGTTAAGTCATTAATTTTAGTCTCTAACTCAAAAAGTATTTCTTGATTCTCTTCTCGTAATTTCCGCTCAGCCTTAGTTTCCTCTGCAATGACACTAAGGCTTTTTGCTATGTCGTTTAGTGTTTTACTGATTTCAGCTAGTTCCATAATTAGTTCACTCCTTAAGGTATTTATTTCAAAACTTTTCAAATAATCGTTAGCAATGTGTTTCTTTTATTCTTCTCACCCCTTACATCTATGCCGTTAACTAGCAAACCTCCATTTGTTTTAGAAACCGATTAATGAAATAGGTTTGCCCCTTGCCTGTAACCTTGGGTGTTTTTGTCACAGTGACTGTGCCGTTAGGGTTATTAATGGTGCGTTCTTTAATCTCAAATAGGCCTAGCTCCATACTCTTTTGCGTTGGCATGTTGCGATCTGTCCCCTTACGTGCGATAAGATATCCTTTATCTCTTAACCATTGGAACAATCGATTTTGACCAGTTTCCACACCATTTTGTTTTAGAATTTTAGCGAGCTCTCCAATCAAAATAGACGTGTGGCTCGTTTCAACAGCGTCAGCAAATAATGCTTTGGGTTGCATCTCTTTGATAACGAGGTCTTTTTGTTTAAGTTGCTCGCCTGCTTGAAGTAGTAAGTCAGCTAATGCGTTAGGGTTATGTGTAATGTCGTAAGCTTTTTCATCGGTCATATACGCCCCATGCTTACGGATAGCTGGTAGCACTTCACTAGTCACCCAACGTTTGAATCTCTTAGCGCTTGGTAGCTTCGATTTTAAAATTAGGCTGTACAGGCCTGATTCGTTGATCGCAGTCAGCCCTCTATTCGGTATATTTTCTAAAGTCGTATTTTGCGACGTTAGAACTTTCTTATCTTCATTGTCCACATGTTTTGACAAAGCATCCCTTGTATTTTTATACCCAAGAATTCCTGCTACTTCTTTTCCGATAAAGTAGATCTCATCATTAATAGTAAAAACATTAATTTCTTGGTTATCAAAACTAAACTTTTGTAAGTTATACATTTTTTACCACCTCTTTTTGCTTATTACGGTTAAACCGTATTGTTGTTTAAAAAAATAATATCATTATAAGAAACGTTATACTCTTCTTCTATCGCTTTGATCTCTATAACATCTGGAAAAGAAACACCTCTTTCCCATTTACCCCATACATATCCACTAACACCGACTGATTCACCAGCTTCTTCTTGGGTTTGACCCCGCATGGCTCGTAAAGCTTTGAGGTTATACTTTTTTTCTTCCACGGTTTTTCCTCCTTTCCTTTAGCGTATCTTCAGTATATAAAAGTTAAACCGTAATGTCAACACATTTACCGTAATATTTTAATATAAATATTGCTAATTTACGGAATAAATGTTAAGCTTCATTATACAGACAAAAGGAAAGAGGGATAATTTTATGAGTGAATTAGGAAATAGGCAAATCATGGCTGAAAATATCAAGCGTTTGATGAGTAAACGTAACATTTCAAGAACCAAGTTATCTGATGATCTAGGAATTAGTTACACTACTGTTTCTGATTGGATCAACGGTAAAACCTATCCTAGAATCGACAAAATTGAAGCTTTAGCTAATTACTTTAACGTTGAAAAAGCAGAACTGGTTGAAAGCGAAGCTACCCTATCAGCAAACATGATTCCGATCAATCGAATTAAAAATATTCCGATTGTTGCTTTAGTACATTGTGGTGAACCTAGTTTTGCAGAAGATCATATTGAAGAATACGTTCCCTTCCCTGATCAGTTATTGCCACAAGGTGATTGCTATTTTGTGAAAGCGCAAGGCGATAGTATGAATCCTATTATTAAAGAAGATGATCTCGTACTTATTAAGAAACAGAATGAAGTTGAAAATGGAGAAATCGCCGCTGTGTGTATAGGAGATGAAGATGAAGCTGCGCTAAAAAGAGTGAAGTATAGTGGAGATGACATTGTATTGTTACCTGAGAATCGTAACTACTCACCCATTGTGATTAATAAAAGCAACCCTGCTCGTATCATAGGTAAAGCAGTAAAGGTAATTTCTGATTTGAACTAAAGAAAATTAGGTAAAGTCATTTATAGAAAGGAGCATTTGGTGCTTGAGGCATGTAATTCGGCTTTTAACTATTCTATTTGTTGGAATTGCTCTATATAGCAAGATTATAGATCGCCCTGTTCAACCCTGGCTAATCGCGGCGGGAATCACGTTTATTGTTTCTCTTGGCTTAACCCTTATTGCTGATAACCTTAGTTATAACCCTGACGGTCCTAAGGAAACCAGCTATAAACTCATGCAAGTATTAGAGGTTGAGCCTGATGAGATAACCGTTTCGTACACAGCGTATTTTGGTGAGTTTTATAAAGATTATAACTTTGATAAAAAAGCCCGTATGCGAGTAAATAATGATGAGTCAAAAGTGCTGGATATTTACTTTTTTGATATAGAGGATGAATCAGTTATAGAGGTTCTAAACGACTTAAACTATCCCATTACAAATGAATTGATTGAGACGTTAGAGCAAGATAAGGGGGTTTTACTGAACAAAGAAAAGGAAGTAGGGGTTCTCATACGCAGCCGTCCTTTGGATAAGAATGATTTAAAGATTATATATGATCCCCAACTTTATGAAATTGAAGAAAAATTTTATTAGTAACATAAATAAGGAAAGGTGATTGTGTGAGTACGACAACCAGTGTTCGGTTAAAGCAGATAATGTCAGAAAGAAATCTAAGACAAGTGGATATTTTAGAAAAGTCTAAACCGTATCAAGAGCAACTCGGAATCTATTTAAATAAGAGTCATTTTTCTCAATATGTTAATGATAAATCAAGTCCCGATAAACGAAAGTTATATTTGCTAGGTAAGACCCTGGACGTCAGTATGGAATGGCTAATGGGATATGATGACGTTCGTAAAGAAAGAAATAATGTATAAAGAGCCCAATCTCTTGACTACTACTATAAATAGTATTATGATAATAGTAGAAGGTCAAGGAGGGGTGCAATGAAAATAACTCGAGCTGAATATAGGAAGAAGAAAAAAAGAGCAAAAAGAAAAGACACCATTGAACTAGCCGCAAAACTAATCACAATAGTGTCTACCATATACAACTTAATCCACTCGCTACTTAACGATTAAATTGTGAAGGGAAGTTGACCTTCCTTCCCTTTCATTTTAATTGATTGAAAGGAAGATTGCAATGAATAAAGATAAAAAACAAAATTTAAGGATAACCTTTTGGCTTATCTTATTACTCATTAATATTATTATTTGGTTAAGGAGATTATAATTATGGAAATTTTATCAAAGGAGGAGCTCTACCATCTCATCACTAGCGAAAGTCGCTATCGCATCTCTAAGGAAGTAGGCATCAGTCAAAACACCTTATCTAACTATGCAAACAAAATAACTCCCATTGGAAAGATGTCATTAGATAACGCAATTAAACTTACAGAATATGCAAAGAAGTTAAAAAATAAAATAGATAGGAGATAGAAAATGGCTCATTATAATTTTACGCCTGTTATTAACTATGTAGGGCTATATGATCACGTTAATACCACCCCTTCACATAGAATTACTTCGATCTTAGATATTGATAACATTTCCAGTATATTATTAGAAGTAGGGCTAAGTGCTTTACAGTATACCAAGCACCCTGAAGAATCAATTGATTTTTTTCTAAATGTTTCACTCATATATACTCTAGGTGATAAAGACCGTATCATCCTTAATCATCTATCATATAACATTTCAGAGAAAACTTTGATTGATGGCAATGAAAAGACTAGTTTACTTATCCGATTGCTGGATAATGATTTAATCAAAAAATACAAAGAAGAAATTATTACTTTAGATTTAAAGAGTTCTTACATAGAAGTAGTTGTATTCTACTCGTCTGACAAAATAGAAACTATGGAAGAATATATAGAAGCAAGCTCCGTTTCTAATAATTTCTTATATAAAACAAAGTTACCTATTATAACTGGTGATGACTATGAGTAATAACATTGTTGATTTTCCTGATAAAGATGAATTTCAAGCCAGAAAACTTCCTGAAAATGATAAAATAGACTTGAAGGAGGACGAGGGTATGGATAAATTTGATATTCTTTTTAAGGAATTAAAGGATGATATGCGTGAACGTGAAGAGCGCTCAGAAAGACGATATCAGGAACAGAAAGAATTATTAGCGAATAGCGTAGAAAAACAGTTAGATTCTCACTTTAACTCTATTGATGATCAATTTAATTCTATTAATGATCAATTTAATTCTTTAGAGAAATCTGTGGCAAACAACCGTGAAGAGGTTATCAAAACTAAATATAGTGTATGGCTAGTGATAGTCGGAACAATCGGTACGATTATCGTTGCTGTGATTAACCAACTTCCGAATATTATAGATGCTTTCACAAAATAGCAATTTTGTTGACATAAAAAAAGCCCCACTCTCATAACTTTGGCGAGTCAAGAGTGGAGCTGAGATAAAGAAATATTAAGAAAAAAGCCAACACTTAAGGAATGTTTAATTAAAGGAAGTGCGGTTTTTTTTCTATACCCAAATTTTAACATAAGGAGTGATAAAAGTGTGGGTTGTACAACAAAATAATGGGAAATTTAAATTCACCGAACGTTATAAAGATCGCTTAACGGGTAAAACCAAATATGTGTCCACTACCCTCACTAAAGATAGTCCACAGGCACATAATACAGCGAAACAAATCCTCGGTGAAAAGATTCATAAGAAACAAACAAGTTCGTCTGACATTGGCTTTTCTAAACTAGCGCACAAATGGGTGGAAGTCATGAAACAGTCAGAATTAACCTTAGCGACAAAGTCGATTTATGAATCACAAGTCAATGTGCTAGTAAGGAAATTGGGTGACATTAAGGTCAAAAAGCTAACCGCTCCTTTTATCAATAATATTTTATTGGGTTATCTAGATGATGGTCAAGCTTATAACACATTATTAATGCGCTTGAATGTAATTAAACTCATTTTTATCTTTGGATATGATTATGGTCTCTTTGATAAGCGATTCCCTGTTGAGGATCTCAAGGTGCCTAAAATTAACATGCCTAAGAAAACAGCTCTAACAGACAAATACTTAGAACCTGATGAAGCGGAACAAGTTTTTGCTGCACTGGAAGACCGTAACCTGACGCAATATGTTTATTTATTCAAAATTCAAATGTATACAGGGATGCGTTTCAATGAAGCGACCGCTCTATCACTTCCACAAATTGATTTTGACGATCGGAAGATACTTGTTAACCGCCAATATATTTACCCTAAAAGAGATTTTGATTTACCTAAAGGCGGCAAAATTAGAACCACGGCTTATAACCGCCAGTTGGCTGAACTTTTTGACGAGATACTGGAACGCAGAAAGGGTCTGATTAAGTTACATGGCGAGACCGACCTTTTGATATTCAAACCTAATTTAACGCCATACACCTTAACCAGTGCCAATGATTATTTAAAAACAATAGACTTTCCAAAGAAGATCACAACACATATTTTTAGGCATACTTACATCACACGCATGGTTGAAAATTATGTGCCAGCAAAATTAATCGCCAAGCAAGTTGGCCACGAGGATACCACAATGATTGATCAAATTTACGGTCACTTCAGCCAAAAAATGAAGGACGATTTATCCAATAAAATTAACGAAATTGAGTTCTAAATGCTACTTTTTTGCTACCTTTTACGATTTGAAAACTATGAAAACTTGTCATATCAATGGTTTAAGGGTGTTTCTTGTATAATCATACATTATACCGTGAAAAGGGTGAAAAACCAATGCCAGCCCTTTTATTTCTGACCTCTCACATGGCTTCTAAGCAAAAAAGCGAGTCTTGGTGGTGCCAAAAGCTCGCTTATAATCATGTGTCTGCCACAAAAATTGACTAAATAAAAAACGAGTGGGGTAAACACTCGTTTTTTATTACTTGCTTAATTAGAAATGGATGTAGGATGACGCTGCTGCAGAACCAGCATCAACAGTACGGTAAGTCACGTTTGGTGAACCACCGAAGTTCATTTCTGAAATACGGATGGAACCATCTGGGTTAACCCCTTCAACAAAGGCAACGTGGCCATAACCAGAGGCACCTGCAACACCGGCTGGGAAGGAAACCACAGAGCCGACGGTTGGTGTATTTGATACTGGGATACCATGATTACTTGCAGTATATGCCCATTGGTTAGCGTTACCCATAGGACCAGGAACTGGTTTACCTAAGGCATGTAGGCGGTTAATGACATAATAAGTACATTGTCCTGCTGGAGCTAAACCACGTGGGTCAACACTCCCATCGTAAGCAGATAAGACAGTCGCATTGTTTGTGCTTACTGGTTGAGCTTGAACTTGGGTGTTGGCTGCTTGGTAAGTTTGGGCTTGTAATTGAGCCTTTTCAATTTCAGCTTGTTTAGCAGCTTCAGCGGCCTTTTGTTCTTCAGCTTCCTTAGCAGCTTGAGCGGCTCTTTGGGCTTCCGCTTCCTTGGCAGCTTGTTCTGCTTGGGCTTGCGCTTGAGCGGCCTTTTGTTCTTCAGCTTCCTTAGCAGCTTGGGCAGCTTTTTGGGCTTCCGCTTCTTTGGCTGCTTGTTCTGCTTGAGCTTGAGCAGCCTTTTGCGCTTCGGCTTCCTTAGCAGCTTGGGCTTGCGCTTGTTCTGCTTGAGCTTTTTCAGCAGCTTCTTTGGCTTGAGCGGCTTCAGCATCTACAGCTGCTTCTGCTTTTACTTCTTTGGCTGGAGCTGGGCTAGCTACTTCTGCTTCAACAACTTCTGTTTTAGGAGCTACTTCAGCTTCTGCCACTTCTGGAGTTGCTGGTGCTTCAACTGGGCTTGCGCTTTCTTCTACGTGACCTTCATTAGCAGTCACTTCAGGAAGTTCATAAGCGATTTTTTCTTCAACCACTTGGTCTTGAGGAGCTGCTTGGTATTCAGCAACTGGCGCTGGGCTTTCTTGTAAAGCCACTTTCACTTGTAATTGTTGACCAATTAAGATTAAATCCCCTTGTAAACCGTTCAAGTCACGAATGGCTTGAGCAGTGGTGTTAAATTCAGCAGCAATTTTGTTCAAAGTGTCTCCAGCGACAACAGTATAAACGCCATTAGCATCTGCAGTTTGGCTAGTAGTGGTTTTTGCAGCTGGTGCTGGTTTTTCAGCTTTAACTTCTTTTTTATTAGAAACTTGAGGAGTTTCTGCAGAAGGAACGTCTAAGGTTTCCCCAGCAAAGATAAGGTTAACATCTTCAATGTTGTTACCGTCACGTAATTCTTCAATAGTGGTATTAAATTGAAGTGCTAATTCAGATAGAGTGTCCCCTACCTTAATGGTATATTCAGCCGCGTCAACGTTTGGAGCGATAACAGCTGCCAAGGCCGCCGAAGTCAGTACAGATGTTCCTAACATGATTTTCTTTGTCTTTTTCATAATTCTGTTTTACCCCCAGAAATTTTTAAAATTTATTAAAATCTATTTATTCACAATATCTATTATATATGCTGGGGATTTTTTTTGGGTAACAAGTCGATTACAAATTATTTCATTTTCGCCTTCTTAGTGAAAAATTAAAAGCTTATCTTTTATAAGCCATATCTTTTTAAAGAATTATTAAATATTGCTATGGCCCCTTTCCTGGGGTACTTTTTTCTTTAAGTCAATTTTAGAGATAAATTATTCCCTAGCTCTGTAATATTTCTGTAATATACTTTGTAATATTGAAACATTTCCTGTCTTTTTTGCGAAATAGATCGATGCAATCCAGGGCTTTTCCTCATTTTATTTATAACTAGCCTGACTTCTCCTCAATCGTTCTGAATACCTCTAAGTGAGATTTTTCATGTCGTCTTGACAGCCTTGCTATAATGGAAGTGATATCGTCTTAGACGATTAACTCTCTAGAAAGAAGGCTGAAAAGTGAAAACAAGTCCGTTCAAAGCCAATAAATTGCAGACCGAAGTGGCTAAGTCACACGCCCTCTCAACCATTGAGGCCATTGCCGTAGGAGCCTTAGCGGGATTCTTCGCAGTCCTCTACCGCTATTTATTAGGCTATGCTTCCCAGTGGCACACTTGGCTCTTTAGCCAAAATCATTTAAGCTTTATCGCTATAACTATCATTACGGTCATCCTCATGGCTGGGGTTACCGGCTACTTATTAAAACGGTCTCCCCTCTCTGGAGGCAGTGGCATTCCTCAGGTGACGGGAGAATTACTGGGACAATTTAATATGCCGGTTCTTTCCTTATTATTGTCAAAATTTGTAGGGGGGCTTTTTGCCATCATTAGCGGGATGTCTTTGGGACGTGAGGGTCCTTCGATTCAAATCGGGGCGGCTGTGGCTAAGGGTTACAGTAAAAAGCGCCAGACTAGCCCCGAAGACACTCGCCTCTTAATTACTGCAGGAGCCGCTGCCGGTTTAGCAGCTGCCTTTAATGCTCCAATTGCGGCGAGCTTATTTGTATTAGAAGAGATTCATAAGAGTATTTCTTCCTTTATCTTAATTCCCGCCCTGATTTCAGCCATCCTAGCTGACTTGATCTCTAAATCGCTATTTGGTTTACAGCCCTCCTTTGCCCTAAAAACACCAGAAAGCTTTCCCTTAAAACTTTATTTTGCTCTTATCCTTTTGGGGATAGCCTCTGCTGTTATCGGCTATTGCTTTTCCAAGTCACTTTTAGCCTTGCAAACCACCATGCAAAAGTTTTTTCCAAAAATAATTCACCGAGTGATGGCCGGTTTCCTATTGGCTGCTTTAGTTTCCTATGGTTTTTCTTGGATAACCGGGTCAGGGCATGAACTGGTTTTTGACTTTATTGCCCAACCCTTTTCCCTAAAGCTCCTCTTAATTATTCTCTTTGCCAAGATTTTTTTCACCGCTTTTTGCTATAGTACGGGAGTTCCTGGTGGGATTTTTCTTCCCACCTTAGCCATCGGTTGTCTCAGTGGAGCCAGTGTTTTTATGCTTATTCAACTTTTTCTTCCTATTGACTCAGCCTTATTAACTAATTTCATGGTTTTAGGCATGGTTGGGGTTCTAACGGCTGTGGTACGGTCGCCATTAACTTCTATCATTCTCGTAGTGGAAATGGTAGGCAATCTCAACAACCTCCTACCCTTGGCCATTGTGGCTGCCCTTGCCTATATCATCTGCGAAAGACTGGGCCTGGCACCTATTTATGAAAGCCTTTATGAACGGATGCAGGACAAAGCAGCGACAAAACTCACCAAGAAAAAAATTAGCCTGACTTATCAAGTGAGTGTCCTCTCCCAATTCAACCAGCTAGCCGTCAAAGACTTAGCCTTTCCGCCTAGTGCCCTGCTCTTAAATATTGAACGCAAGGGGCAAAGTATCACTCCACATGGTGATACCACACTCCAAGCCCTAGATACGGTCAAGATCTTGTTAGATGAAGACGATTTAGCCGCTAGTAAAAAATATATCCACTCTATGAATAAAGATTAA